TGGTTTTAGGATCACTCATGTCAACTGCCATTGGCATATCCATTTCAGCAATATAACTTGACAACGCCTGCTCCATAAACACAGCCTTAAGATATGTTGGGTTACGTTCACTGGTATGAAGATTTTTACTATTGCGATGCTCTGCAATTGCTGCTCTTACTTTTTTTAGCATGCTTAGTGCCTGAGATTGATCGATAGCACTAAGATCAATTTTCTTTTCAAAGTAACTTTCAAAAACTTTTTGTGATTTTTGTACGCTACTTGATTCCAAGTCTTGAAGTTTCATTCTCGAATCCCTTTTGTTGCCAGTATTTAGCCAAATTAACACATTTATCTAATTGTTTTTTTATTTGTAATGCTCGGTCTTTACTATAATATAAACGATCAAATAAAATACCCTTTTGAAACTTATCTGCGCTATTTTTTATACAGTTTACATAATGGCTTATTTCCGTTCTACGATAACAAAGTTGTTTATCGCATTCTATAATGGTGTGCTTGAGATAATCCAATTTATATTTGTCAAATATACACCAGCTAAGAGCATTCTTAGCTGAGCCTAATACGGTTTGCTCTACTTTATTTTTATATATGGTGTATTCTTCAAGTTTTTTTACAATAGTATATACGCCGAACACACTGATGGTATTGCCAGTATCAATGATTAGATTAGGATTATCTATTAGATGTTTTTGTGCAAGCCTAGCAAGATTGTCTGCGGCTTTCCTTTTGTTTTTTATAGAACGTAATTTGCGAGAAGCCATCCTATTACTCCTACTAATGTGAGTATTATTCCGCCGCCCCATTGCATAACTTGATCATTACGTCTGGTTGTAAGTTTATGTACACATTGGTGCACTTCTTTAACAACACCTTCGACCTCTGTGATTTTTTCGTCGAGTGTTTCAAGTTTTGCTTCCATGAATTTATAACGTTCAGCGCACAGCTCAACATGGCTTTCAAGGCTCTTTTTTTCTATTGCTGTGGTTTCTACGCTCATGAAGTATTTATTTTACACAACCGAGAAGGATATATTAGCACTTATGCCTTCTGTAATTAGGTAAGGATGGAAAAACCCATCCTTATAAGTTTCACCAAGTCCTACAATCATTGGTACTCCATCGCAATCACTTTTAAGTATGCCAACAGGATCGTTGTCTTTCCAAAATATTGCTTCAATTTCTGTTTCAAACGTAAAACACCATACTTTCTGATCTTCAATGAAGAAAGTTGTTACGGGTGAAATGTTCATTGGCTGACACCTAAGACTAATGCACTGTAGTAAAGTCTCAAAGTTTCGTTGTTGATTGCGTTGATAGTTCCAGTCAGCATCACTGAGCTCACTGTTGCGTCTATAACTTTTTACGCCAGAGGGCGTAATATCAAACTGTGTAATAACTTCTGTTTTGCCATTCATAAGATGTCTCTGAGTTTCGCCAACTAGACGCCGATATAAAGTTTTACCGTGATCTGGTGATTCATAAATGTATTTAGGCGTCTGCAACCTTAAGTTTCCATGCTACTGTTACACGAAGTTCTGTGCAATGACGGCTTGGTTCCATACCAGCATGTAGTATTTTGCTATCAAACATTACTGCTGTATTTGGTGTAGGATATTGTTGACGTATTTCTAATCCGTCTTTGTCAAACCACACAGTATTTCCGCCCCATACTGGATTCCAGTTTTTATTTGCATAATATAAGACAGTGTAGTATTTGCCTTCTGGTGCATCAACTACATCCTGATGTAAACTTCCACAGAGTCCAGTGGTTTGTCCATTAGCGTACACCCTGCTGAGTTCAAATTTTTTGCCTGCGTCTTTCTCAATTTGTTTTAATAATGTGTCTGTAAACAATGGATCATCGTCGAGGTCTAACATCCAAAAGCCTAGCCCACTACTAACACTGCGCTGTCCAAAATGCCACCCTTTTGCATATCTTGTTTTTACAAACACTTCTTCTGCTTGCTCTTCACTTAGCCAATTGTCTGCTACATCAATTTCAATCATTTTTTACCTCTACAATTTTGCTGTTTGCTGCTACCACGTAACGATTTTTATTATCTGCGCTGGTGTATGGAAGTTGACTATGGTAGATAAAACTAGGAAACACCAATAACAATCCATCCTTGTTGTTGATGTCAATACTGCTTTTTGCTGTCATCCACATTGTGCCCATATCAAAGTAACTGCTGTTAAGAGCATTATAGTACCTTGTGAGTCCATTTTTCGTTTCATTGTTGCTGTCGCCAACATCAATGTAGTAGATACAACTCCAACTACTGTTACCATGTATGTGCTTGTCGTGATGCGCACCAGGACGGCAAATGTGGCACCAACTTTCGTGTACTTTTACAGCAAGTTGCATGCCTGCGTCCCACTTGCCTTCATTGGCCTTGCTAGCACTTTTCCAAATACTTTGATTAACAAACTCAGCAAGAGCCATTACGCTTGGATCTTCAAGATTTAAAAAGTTAAATGCACTTTCGTACAAGCCATGTTTTGCACCAGGAGCAACTCCACTGGTGCTGTTGTTCTGCTCAAGTAGATGGCAAATTTCTTTCAGTCGGTCTTTGTGTTTGTCAGCATCTTCCCATTCAAACCCATAAAAGGGAACGCTGAATTCATTGATTTCTAACATGACCGTATTTAAGCCATAAAAAAACCCCAGTTAAGAAAACTAGGGTTTTTACGGTATAAGTTACTAAAACTTATGAAGTAGCTAGCTTGAAGCCTACGTCTGTAGCCTGTGAACCAGATACGTCAATTGTGTTAGAACCAACACTACTACCAAGACCAATAACAGCCTGGGTAAGTGTAGTTGCTGTGTAAGCACCCTGTGGGTAAACAGCTAGGCTGATCTGTCCAGCGGCTGAATCTTCAACTTGGTAAACTGCAACTGTAGCAGTCTGTTGAATTTCACGAAGAATAGCTTCAACGCCTTCACCTGCGTCTAGTTCGTTCTGAAGGTCAATTGCTTGGTTTGAACCATTTTCAACTACTAGAGCGAAAAAGTCAAGAGCTGGACCTGCTGAGTTTACAAGAGCGTCTGCTGTTAGAGCTCCACTCTTAGCACCGTTATCGGTGTCCATGTGCATAACTTGTTGTGCATTACCGTTTGAGCGAGTAAAACTTGCCATTTTTAATATCTCCTAATATAGTAGGACTTGTTGTCCTTACTTTTATTTATACCAAAATGCAGATATCGAGTGCTATCGATCTAGTTTTTCTAGCGCAGATCCAAGAGCTTGAAAAAGTTCGCTTTGTATACCTTGTTCGCGCATTTGTAGGCGTAGACGTTTAATAAGCATGGTTTTATTGCTTTTGCTTAACCGTTTATAGTCACTGGTTTGTCTACGCAATGCAAACAAACTGTCTGGAAGTTTTTTAAATCTTTGCTGTATCAAATACATCATATTGCTGTAATCATTGTTGCTGAATTTACCATTGCTTATGTCTCGCAGATTACGTTTCAACCGTAGTTCTGGAATGCCAACTGAACTATCAACACCAATTAAATGACTATATGTTTCTTGATTTAAAACAAGACTGATTAGATTAAAAAGATCGCTTTGGCTGGTTCTAAATCCATCAAAGTGTTGTTGTTTCATAAGTTGTGTTGCTGACTTTTTTGCAAAAACAGGATCTTCATGTACCAAAATTTGTAGTGCTAACAAATGTTCAAATAGCCGTTCTGCGATGGCATGTATGTTCATGCCTTCTATCTGGCCCAGGCGTTTGTATAATCTGCTTTCACTTAAATCTCGAAGTAGGTTCATGACAAATCCGGATTGTTTTTAGCAAAGTTTGCTTGGCTAAAACGCATTCTATCTACAAACTTTAGGTCCTGACCTACATAGCCCTCATGACCAGGCTCGTTATCAATCTTTGCTTGCACTGTGTGGTCAGCATTATCTAACTGGCGTATCATATCATTTTTAACAGAACTAATCAGTAGGAAGGTTTGTACTAGTGCAGTTATGCCTTGCTGATTCTGCTTTATCCAATCAAGTATACGAGGTGCTTTTGTAGGAGCTTTTTGTTGTACCCAAGGCACAAAGTCTTTTATCATGTTGTCATAATTACCAGCTCGAACTTTGCTGTTGATGTATTGCTTGAACAGGTCAGGGAAATTACTAATACGTCTGCTTCGCAACTCTTGTGGGTTGAACAGTGCATCAATTTGTGAACCGTATTGTGAGCTAAGTGATTTTAGATTTTTAATTTGTTCTTTATCAGCTGCAAGGTCTGGAGTTTGTGTAATAGTAGGATCAACTTTAAATAATCCTTTTGTGTCTTTGATGATATCAGAAGTAATCGGCGTTGCTTCAGCCCCAGGCTCAGCAATAGCTGTATGCACCGCAATACCAACTTGACTTTTTGCAATCTGTTTGCCCATTTTGCTGTTAGCATCCACACTGTAGGTAACGGTGTTAGGTGTAAAAATATACTTGCCATCTTGCTCTCTGAAAGGCTTTTGAGGATGAAATAACAGATCTGCTTGAATGTATCCAGTAAAGTCTGCTGGTACCGTTCTTTTAAGAATAGGAAAGAGTTGAGCATACAATTGTGCAAGTTCTTCTCTACCGCCGCCTCGACGTTGAGCTAGTACATCTGCCATTTGCTTAGGAGTTGTTGCTAAGCCAGCACCACCAGATTTGAGAAACCCACCTTTGTCTGTGAGCACAAACTCACCATTGGGTTTGCGTCCAAATATGATTGCCGGCTTGCCGTCCCATTTGATTGTGGCGCTTTCTGGTTTGTCAGCTAACCTTTGCAAACCTTGAATAGCCGTTGCAATTCCTGCACTACCTCGATCAAACACTAGGTCTTCCGGATGCTCTATGCGCACACCTTCCTCCAGGATTTCGCTTTCAACAATAACCTGCATGCCCTGATTAACAACTCTGTCTCTCAGTCTAGCTAACCAGTGTACACTATTTTGATCCTCTGTGTCAACCGTTTCTTCCAATTTGATGCCTTGTTTTTTTGCA